AACTACATATCATTTCACTAATGAACAGGCGGGAAAGCCTGTAAAATAGGGAAAGTTAGAGGAATAATTATATAAATTTCAGTTTGTAGCTTAGATATATTCATAATATTACATAGGACATCTGTCAGAAATGGCAGGTGTTTTTCTTTTGTTACGGAGCAGAGATGCTCCTTTTTTTGTACCCATTTTTAGGAGGAGGTGAGAGGCATGGCGAGCCGTATTCAGGGTATTACCGTTGAAATCGGTGGTGATACAACAAAACTGCAGAACGCTCTGAAAGGCGTGAACGGACAGATCAAGTCCACCCAGTCACAGCTTAAGGATGTGAATAAGCTGCTGAAACTGGATCCGGGAAATACGGAGCTTCTGGCACAGAAGCATAAACTGCTTGCGGAAGCGGTCAGTGAGACAAAAGAGAAGCTGGCTACCTTAAAGACCGCAGCAGAACAGGCAAATACGGCACTTGCCAATGGTGAGATCTCTAAGGAGCAGTACGATGCCCTACAGAGGGAGATCGTAGAAACAGAGCAGGACTTAAAGAATCTGGAAACACAGGCGAACCAGTCCGCAACGGCAGTGCAGAAGATCGCAGCAACAGGTGAAAAGTTAAAGACGGTCGGGGACAATATTTCCTCTGCCGGGCAGAAACTCCTCCCGGTAACAGCCGGGGTGACTGCACTTGGTACGGCATCCGTAACAACGGCAGCAAACTTTGAATCTTCCATGTCACAGGTACAGGCTACTATGGGAATCACAAAAGATTCCATGTCTAAGGTAAACGGACAGTCCGTAAATACAATGGATACCCTTTCCAAGCTGGCAAAGAAGATGGGTGCAGAGACGGCCTTCTCTGCATCCGAGTGTGCCGAGGCATTAAATTATCTGGCACTTGCCGGATATGACACGGAGCAGATGTGTAATACACTGCCGACCGTACTTAACTTGGCAGCAGCCGGGGATATTGCTCTTGCTGATGCTTCCGACATGGTAACGGATGCCATGTCTGCACTTGGTATGGGAGTGGATGAGGCAGAAACGATGGTAGACCAGATGGCAAAAACGGCATCTACCACAAATACATCGGTTGCACAGCTTGGCGAGGGAATCCTTACCATTGGTGCGACAGCCAAATCCATCAAGGGTGGTACGGCAGAACTAAATACTGCACTTGGTATCTTAGCAAACAATGGTATCAAAGGAGCAGAGGGTGGTACACATCTTCGAAATATTATTCTATCTTTACAAAGTCCAACAGATACAGCAGCTAAACAAATGGAGGCATTAGGACTTTCTGTTTATGATTCCGAAGGAAACATGAGAAGCCTGAATGACATCCTTGGTGATTTAAACACTTCTATGGACGGTATGACATCTGCGGAAAAGTCTAACATCATCAGTAAGATATTTAATAAGACAGATTTATCTTCCGTCAATGCATTACTTGCCAACACGGGTGGTACGTGGGATGAACTTCAGCAAAAAATCATTGAAAGCGGTGGTGCTGCACAGCAGATGGCAGATACACAGCTTGATAATCTACAGGGACAGATCACAATCCTCAAATCTGCCCTGGAAGGATTGGCGATATCTTTTGGGGAACTTCTGATGCCGGCCATTAAGCAGATTGTTGGATGGGTGCAGACCTTTGTAGACTGGCTGAACGGACTGAGCGATGGAACAAAAAAGACGGTCGTTACGATTGCACTTCTGGTAGCAGCACTCGGCCCCGTTCTTATCGTGATTGGTAAGGTGATATCGGCAGTCGGTACGATTATGACAGTCGTTCCTAAGATTGCCGGGGTAATCAATACAGTAAAAGGTGCATTTGCAGCACTTAATACCACAATGCTTGCAAATCCGATCACACTTATTATTGCGGCCATTGCAGCTCTTGTGGCTGCTTTTATTTATCTGTGGAATAACTGTGATGGGTTCCGTCAGTTCTGGATTGAACTCTGGGAAAACGTAAAGCAGGTAGCTGTTACGGCATGGACTGCCATTAAGGACTTCTTTTCACAGGTGTGGGAAGCAATTAAGATGATTTTTTCTACCGTATTTGAAGTAATCAAGATGCTTGTAACAACTTACTTCAATCTGTATAAGACGATCATTGAAACTATTTTTAATGTGATTCAGACAGTGATCACAACGGTATGGGAAGCCATCAAAGGTGTCTTTACCACAGTCTTTGAAGTGATAAAAACACTTGTGACCACCTATTTTAATATCTATCAGACAATCATTCAGACCGTACTGACGATTATACAGACGGTTGTCACGACTGTATGGAATACGATACAGACGGTTATTACTACCGTGATGACAGCAATCCAGACCATTTTTTCCACAGTATGGAATGCAATCCAGACCATTATCAGTAATGTTGTGAGCGGAATCAAGGCACTGATCACAGGTAACTTTGAAGGTGTTAAAAATGCCATTGCTACCATTATGAATACGATTAAAAGTACGATATCCACTATCTGGAATACTATAAAGTCCACGGTATCTACCGTACTTGGCGCGATCAGGGGTGCTGTTACTTCCGCATTTAATGGAATCGTAAATGCTGTGAAAGGTGCAATGGGAAATGTCCTGAACACTGTGATAAGTGGTTTTTCTAACGTGAGAAATCATATTACGGGACTAGCTTCCCAGGCTTTTACCTGGGGAAGGGATCTGGTCATGGGAATTGTAAATGGAATCAGAAGCTGCATCGGAGCAGTAGCGGATGCAGCAAGTTCAGTTGCAAGCAAGATCAGATCGTTTCTACATTTCTCTGTACCGGATGAAGGACCACTTACGGATTATGAATCCTGGATGCCGGACTTCATGGGAGGTCTCGCAAAAGGAATCGAGAAGAGCCGCAGTATGATACAGAATGCAGTAAAGGATGTTGCTTCTGACATGATCCTGAATCCCGATGTCAGTGTCGGTGCAGATCTATCTACAATGGGAAACAGCAATGAAAGCCCATCACAGAATGGTCCTGTCCAGAACATTTCGGGACCATTGATCCAGATACAGGAAATGTCGGTAAGAAATGATAACGATATTAGAAAAATATCACAGGAATTGAATTCAATGATGTGCGCCGGAAGAAGGGCACGTGGACTTGTTTAAGGAGGAAGCAATGGGATTTATTTTTGATGGGGTATCCTCGTCTGAAATGGGCATTCCGTCAAGGATGTCTGTGCAGAACAGGATACCGGATATACGGAATAATACAGATAAACTTGCAGGAAGACACGGGATTATGGATTTTGGCGAGACGATCTCTGAGCGGAAAATAGAGATCACCTGTCTGATTCCTCCGGGACTCAATGACCATCAGCTGCTTGATAAGAAGGACAGCATTGTCGGATGGCTGAATCCTGATAAGGGATTGTGCAGACTGGAACTTGGGCAGGAGCCGGACAGATATTATAATGCAAGGCTTTTGGACGGGGTGTCCTTCACAAACCTTGTGCGGAATGCAGATACATTTGATCTTTCTTTTTTCTGCCCGGATCCTTTCGCTTATGCTATTCAGGATGAGGAATTTATCTTAAAGGCAAGCGGGGATATTAAAAGAACGCTTGGTAATGTGGAATCTCATCCGGTGTATGAGATCAGGGGGAATATGGCCGACAGTTCACAGGAAGTAAAGTTTCTGGTCAATGGAGAAAGTGTGACACTGTGCGGCCCTCTTTCTGAAAGTGATGTCCTTGTAATCGATACGGATGATATGACAGTAAAGATTGGGACTGAAAATGCCTTGGGACAGATGAAAGAACTGAACTTTCCATATTTAAAAGCAGGGATAAATACTATCACGTTTTCAGAAAGCACGGGAACGCTGGCATCCGTATGTGTTAAAGCAAAGAGCCGGTGGCTGTAGGAGGTATGGAATGAATACGGACAAGATACCAGTTTTATATGAAAAAGATAGACCCCAGGCAGTTTTTACGAAGGCATTTAATATAATCACTGTTGCGGAGGTTAATGCTGAAAGCTATCTGGAATTTGATCTTTATTTTACGGATAGGAAAAGAGAGTATATAAAAAATCAAGCTGAGATCCGTATTGACAACAAGGCATATAAGATTAAAACCGTGATGGATAATAAGGAACACGGTTCTGCAAAAACAACGCATGTATATGCAGAAGATGACCTGGCAAGGGCGGCAAGACTTGAAAGCACGGTGTTTGATACGGCGAAAGCAGTTACTCCTATGAAGTTTGCTTTACAGAACACGGTATGGGATATCGGGACAATAGAAATTAATTCTGCAAAATCGTTTGAAAGTACAGAGGAAAATCCGCTCGCATTACTGCAGCTTATCGCAGATATTTATCATGGGGAACTGGTCTTTGATTCCATCAGCAAAACCGTCAGTCTTTTGAAAAAGACAGGAAGGGACAGGGGCATCCTGTTTCATTTCAGAAAAAATATGAAATCGATACAAAGGGTGGTCAGTACTTCTTCACTTATCACAAAATTGTACGCAGCCGGGAAGGATGGGATGACATTTGCCTCCATCAATGATGGGAAATCCTACGTTGAAGACTATTCTTATACGGATGAGATCCTTGTTGGTTCTCTCGACTGCAGTAACTTTACAGATGCGTCTGATATGCTTTCCTATGCAAAGATGCGAGTCGCTGATTATTGTAAGCCGAATTATTCTTATAAGCTGTCAGTGCTTTATCTCAGTGGCCTTACAGGATATGAGCATGAGATCTATGGACTTGGCGATACCGTGCGGGTTATGGATGAAGAACTTGAACTTGATATTACAACAAGGATCGTAAGAATGGAAAAGAACATCCAGGAGCCGTGGAATACGGTGGTGGAACTTTCAACAACGATCGGTACATTGTCGCTCGAAAATGATGTATCCGTTCAGGAAGCAATCGACAGTGTGATCAAATCATTTATTGCACCCAGGCTGATACAGGCAACAATTAATACGCAAAAAGGAGAGGTAAATGCAATGTATGAACTTGGTGTACCCGTAAAATATACTTACAGGGAAACAGAGGACGGCATTGTATTTACTCATCCAGACGGGCAGATATGCGAGATAAAAGTAATTTAGGAGGGAACGCTGTGGCACTGAACAGATCAGAAAAAATAAACCTTTTGCAGATGGCTATGAAACGTGTAAATGTTGTGCCATACGGGGAAAACCAGATCGCATTTGGAACAAACAATGAAAAGATTATTCTTGGGGAATCAGCAGTTACCATCTGCGAGAGCTATATCAACATTCCGGACGAAAAGCATACCTGTCATGTTGGCTTTTCTGTTCTTATGTCCAATGCCGTAAAATCTGATTTCTATATTGAAGTCGATGGGAATGAGCGGTCAAAAATATATAAAAATTTAAATAAGACCATGCAGTTCTTTGATCTGTTCCTTCTTGGCAAAGGGCTGCATTGCATTGCAGTAAAAGCAACAGCGGAAAGCTCTGTGGAGATATCTCCGAGGGAAGCACAGCTTGGGGTGTATCTTTAGCTTACCGAGACTGACATATGAAACTGCAGGACTGAAAAAGACAGGCAGGGGATTTAAACTTGATACAAAGTACAGGCAGCCGGAACCCTTTATCATC